CTGTTGGCTTTTCCTTTTTTAATGAAACAATCCCAAACATATCAGGCTTGTTCATTGCTGCAAAGAAATAGTTTGTAACTTTTTCTTTGTTGATCTTTACTCTATTCCCCCAAGCAGATTCTTTTAGAAAGTCTTCACTTACTTCTTGAATCCAATAGAGATCTTTCTTTTCGAAAAATCTCCACTTCATTTTTATGTAACCTTTTCCTCCATTGTTTCAGATGCAGTTTCAGATTCAGGGTCTAAGCTATTCATCATATCATACATTTTTCTTGCCCCCGCGTATCTATCACCATTACCTAAATTTTTTACGGCTTTTGCTGTAACAACAAACTCTCCATCACTTAGCATTGCTGGAATCTTGTCTTCTTTTGGACCTCCTGGGCCACTGACGTCGCCTCCTGCAGCACTATACTTTGCATTAATTTCCATATAAATTTCTTTAATGACATCATCCTCCATTTTCATAATGTCGGCTGGATTTATGTCACCCGCGTATCCGTCTAATAAATATCCACGCATTTCATCAACACTGATACCTCTTCTTTCATCAATTGATGCTTCTTCAAAAATATCTAAATCTTCTATACCTTCGTACCCTGGACCTTGAACAATTTTTTCTATGTTAATATTTTCTTCATCTATGTTTCCCATTCCACCATTAGCATAACCTTTTACTTCTCCACCATCAGCGTAAGGAATAAAATCATATTCTTCCGGAACATAATCATAGTAAGGATTTTTCATATCCTCATACATATTTTTTATTCTGTCTTTTTCACGTTTCCGCATCATCTCTAATTTTTGTTCTTCATCCGGCATTCCACCAGCAAATCCAGCTAGTAGTGGTGCGAAAGCACGCATGTCCATAGATCCTGCAAGTATTTCATTCTTCATAATTCCTGTTCTTGCAGTTTGATTTCTTAATAAATCTTCAAAGCCCATGCCAGGCATATTTTTATAAGTAGACTCTCCTGCTTTAGCAAATGTAGGAAATCTTTCTGCATATCCTCCTGTGTAAGTTTCACCAGGAAATCCTGGTCCACCCATTCTGTTTTTTACTGAAGGTGTACTATAGCCAGTCATACCAGCATTTTTCATCCCTGCAGGAATCATAAAGTCTGCCCCACCTTTTTTTGTTAATACATCAAATGCACTAATTCCACCTTTACCATCTAATTGATTAGCAAAAGCATTAGCTTTCATGTAAGCAAAAGGTAAAGAAGAAAGCGCACCATACAATGCAGCTTTTTCTGGGTTTTTTTGTCCTGTTAATTTTGCTAAAGCATAACTAGTTAATCCACCAGTTACAGGAGCTTTCGCTAGCATTGGCATAGCGCTAAACTTACTACCATAACCTGCTAATAATTTTGCAATTCCACCACCTTTTCCACCGCCTAATAATGATGCAAATTTTCCTGCGCCACCCATCATATAAGGTGCAGCCATCATTGCTGCAACCGGTAATAAAGGTTTTGCTTTTTTAACTATATTTTTTATGGCTGAATCAAAAAATCCCATTATAAACTACCTACTATACTTTTAATTATTTTATGTATTGCTACAGATACTTTGACATCACGCCTAATGTGTTTTACTTCTGTATCAGTTGCAGGGTTTGCTACATCGTCTTCAGCTTCTTTATCTGAACCGTATAGTTTTCCTGTTTTAGTGTTGGTAATAGTTACTTCGGCTGGAACCACTATTTCAGGTACTTGTTCTCCATTTACCGTAGTCCATTTTACTACACTATCATCTTTTATAGGCATGTTTACTCCTTATATCAAGTATTATTATTAATTTCAAGCACAGAAAGTACTACGTGTAATTTATCGGCTGCCCCTGGAGTGACTGTAATTATCTCTCCTTGCTTAGCTATTAAAGGTTCAGTCAATAATTCCACAGGAACCGCGGCTCCTACTACTATATCTTTACCCAAACTAAACACTGCACTTGCCACATCTGTAATAGTTGCGGTAATAGTACTACCAGTAGTTGAGTCATCACTAACTCTTATAGATTTAATTACAGCCTGCACCTTATCTGGTACTATATATAGTACTACAGGGTTAGTATTTGTAGCTAAATCTACTTTATAATTTGTATATATGTTACCCATTAAACCACGCAAACGCTTCATCATCATTACGCAACGTTTCCGGTGTGTAAGTGCTGTTAAGCAATAAAATTAATTGATCTAAGTTAGCAACCAGTTTATCTATTTGAACTTTATCATATTCTCTAGGTCCTTGAGGTGTCCTAGGTAAAATTATCTGTGCCATTATACTTGATATCCTGTTTGTGGAAGCATTGTTTGTTCAGGAAATTGTAACCTGTCTCTTATACCAAAGGTATCAAGAAAACTTCCAAAATCATTAGCATAATTAGTTGATTGTTCTTCGCCCATAAACTGACCTGTTCTACTCATCGTAGGCATTGGCCCTTGAGTTCCCATACCACCTTGTAAATAATTACTATATTCGCCCATAATGCCTGCTCTATTTGTCAGATCTAAATCTTCATTTTTTTGGTAAGGAGAAAAATTTGGATCTATAATTCCTTTTGGCCTTAGTCCATCACCTAGCGTTGGGAAGTCATGCAACCCACCTCCTATTATATCTCCTGGCATTCCTACTCTTACATCATCCGGCCTACCACCAGGAAAACCTGGCGTTCCTACTTGCCCACCTGGTCTGGCAGGTATAGTTGTATTACCTGATCCATTGCCTGGTTTAAAAGTATCAAATCTAGTTAGGATAGAATCAATTCCTGTTTGTAAATTTCCAATAGAACTATTTAATGCATTAAAATCAAAAGGTTTTTCTATAGGACTTTGTTGTTGGCCCCCTAAAGGACTTTGTTGTTGGCCTCCCATAGTATTTTGCTGGCCTAATTGTTCAGCGTAATAGTCTCCTCCTAATTCATAATTTGCCATTATCGCATTCCATCCGGTTGTACGTCAGCTCTGTACGTTCCATAACGCCAGTTTGCTCCTGTCTCTGTAGTCTTTATACTAATTTGTGCTTGTCGTCCACGAGCACGTGTTCCTACTTTCTCTGTGGCTGAAGTAATTATGTGCGGTATAGTGGTAGCATTTGAAGTAGGGTATAATCTAAAAATTAAATCTACACCTATATTTCCTGTGATAACTTTAAAGTCTGGTATAAATCTTCTTATTGACATTAAATTTTCTCCTGCTTGAGGAATAACAAAAGCGCCAGAATTTAATTCTGATTCTAAAGCCGCTCCGTTTGCATCTGTTCCACTTTCTTGTGCATACATTAAAGCGCGCCCATTAGTTACTCCAGAAATAAGTGTAGCTGGTGCTAATGGTGCAACTGGTACTGTTGAACTATTTGGATCAAAGTCTAATGCATAAGGAAAATCATATACACCTTTATCAACCCATGAAGTTCTAGCTAGTTCTCCTATGGACCAATTTCGTTCTTCATAATTAAATGTTACATATCTATCTATTTGTGATGATCCGTTTGAAGGATAAAACCATGTTACTTCATTAAACTCACTATTTAATGCAGCAAAGGTATCTTTTTGTGATGCTTGATCTATATTTGTAAATACATAATCCTCCACACTGCAAGGTATTTTTTTAACTGAACCATCAAACACGAAGAAAGAATCTTTACCCATCCAAAAAGCGTTCCCGTTCTGTTCTACTGCTGAGTGTAATCCTATAGCGCCACATGCAGAACCTAACTGGGAAAAACCAAATGTAAAAGGTACACCTACTAGTTGCATTTGATACAAAGCTGTATCTGTCCATACAAGTATTGCACCACGTGATCTTTGTGCAGTAATTAATTTACTACCATCTGTTAATCTTTGTGAACCGGATGTGTTTGTTGCTGTCGGTGTCCAATCATTCTCATTCTCTTGATCTGACCAACGAATAAACATATCATCTTGTGTAGTTGTCCCTATAAGTTCTGTACCAAAACAAATAACATGTCTATCTGTACCTGAAACTAAAGAGAATCTATTTTGTGCTGGAGCATTAGAAATAATTACAGCTGCTACAGGTGTACCTGCACTGTTTGATGTGTCCCAATAATATAATGAACCATTAAACTGACACGCTAATAAATCTTCACCCCAGGTGTCCAAGGACCATTTACCTGAATCTAATTGTACTGAGTTAGGT